CTGCTTTGAAAAAAGTGATTTGTGGGTTACCACTAAGATAAACGTCTTGTGCGCCATAGGCTACGAGTTGCATTAAACCGCCACCAGCCATTATATATATATATATAGCAGAAAAAAATTTATTTATAAACCTATATTATAATTTTTTCTAGTGTATATAATAGATTTTTTTGATATTTAAAGATAATATTATATATAAGCTTATATCCTATGTTTAAAAATAAAGATAAGAAAAAAAAACAGGAACAGTCAAGGATTACAGCTACTGTAGATTCTAAACATCAGGAAAAAGTAAACTTATTTGATGAAAAAAAACAAGTATTACCTAAATTAAAAGAAAAATTAAATCAGGCAACTAAAGAATTAAATGAATTAGAAAAAAAAGAGAATTTTTCTTTAACTGAAATAGAAAAAAGATCAGAACTAAGAGAAAAATTAGATGAATTAGAAAAAGAAATTTTTAACATAGAAAATAATATAGATGAAATGAATTATTATCATAGTACTGCACATAGTTATTTAATTCCATATTATGAACTTCTTAATAATCAAGAAAATAATTATGAAAAAAAAGAAAAGAAATCAATTCTAGAAATATTTAATAATCAAAACATTACTGAAAATATTAATAAAAACTCACAAAATAACAATTCAAGATCATCTCTATTAAACAATTATTTACGAACAACAGAAGGAAAAACATTTAAAAAACAAAAAAGAAAGCCAAAAATTAAAGATTGTCCAATTTGTAAAGATATTGAGCTAACATTACATATATCTGATGGTAATTTTACATGCACAAAATGTGGTTATTCTGAAGTTGTATTATTAGATTCAGATAAACCAAATTATAAAGATCCAATACCTGATAATTCAGCATATGCATATAAAAGAATAAATCATTTTAGAGAATGGTTATCACAATTTCAAGGTAGAGAAAATACAGATATACCAGTTGAAGTTTATGAAAAAATTTTAGAGGAATTACAAAAAAACAGAATACATAATCTAGCTGAATTAAAACCAGATAAAATGAGAGCTATTTTAAGAAAAACAGGATATAATAGTATGTATGAACATATTCCTCATATTATATCGAAAATAAATGGATTACCTCCACCAAATATAAGCCGTGAAACAGAAGAGAAATTAATTAAAATGTTTACTATGATTCAAAAACCATTTCAAATGTATAAAACAAAAAAAAGAAAAAATTTTTTAAATTATTCATATGTATTGCATAAGTTTTGTGAATTATTGGAATTAGATCAATTCTTACCTTATTTTCCTTTATTAAAATCACCAGAGAATTTAAAAGAACAAGATGCAATTTGGAAGAAAATATGTTATCATTTACATTGGGAATTTTATACATCTGAAAACAAATCAGAATATTACAAAAAATAAATATATTTTAAAATTTAAATTTATATTTATTTTTTAGATTTTACTTTTTTTGAATGATTATGTTTAGATTTATTATTATCAGCTTTTTTCATACATTTATTTTTATCTACAATAATACAAGGAGTTATTGTATCAATTATTACAAATGTAGAAGCAATTAAACCTGTTAAAATAGAAATTTCAAGTAAAGGTAATTTAAATTCAGGAACATATCTAAGTATAGCAAATACAAATGCTGAGAATGTTATATACTTAGTAAAGTTTTTTAAATTCATATATAATAAAATAGATTTTTTATTAGTTAAAAATAATTTAATATCATTATATATTAAATGAGTAGTAAAGGTTCATTAATACAATTAGTATCAAATGGTGCTAAGGATATCATTTTAACTTCAGAACCACATATAACATATTTTAAAAAAGTTTTTAGAAAGTATACAAATTTTGGTATAGAAACACTAAGATTAGATTTTGAAGGAAATTTAGAATTTGGAGAAACAATGGTATGTAATATTGATAAAATAGGAGATCTCTTATCTAAAGTTTATCTAGAATTTGATATTCCTAAAGTATCTTTACCAAAAGAAAATGATAGTACGCTCTTGAATACTTATACAACAAATGTTAATACTTTTACAACAGAATTAAGTAATTATAAAATTTACGCTGATATACAATTAGATATATATAGAGAAATTTTTCCATTATTAGATATTACAAATACTACATTTACAAGTATTTATGATAAAGTTACAGATTATTTTACAAATAGAATTACTAGTCAAATTACAAATTATAATAATGCTATTAGCTCTTTATCAAGTGAATATAAAATAATTGCAAATCAAGCTAATCTAGATCAGATAGTAAAAGATATATTTATCCAAAATACATCTGCATCTGATTCTCATAAATTAGACTTATTTAAAACTAAATTTATGAATACATATTTACAAATAAGAAGTACATACGAATACTTACAAAATAAACTACTAGAAAACAAAAAATATCAAATTAGAGAATCAAATAATAAACACAAGTTTCAATGGATAGAATATTTTGCATTTTTTATGTTAGATAAAATATCTATTGAAATCGGTGATAAACAATTAGAATCAATCTCTGGAGAACAATTATATTTACAATATTTATTACAAAAAAATAAATACAACGATGATATCTTCAATAAACTAATAGGAAATATATCAATTTTAACTAATTACAATAAAAATGAAAAACCATCTTATAAAATTATATTACCCTTAGATTTAAATTTTACTAAAAATTATTTTAGTTCGTTACCATTAGTAGCGCTTAATTATCATGATGTTAGATTAATTGTTAAATTAAAAAACTTAAATAAAATAACAAAAACTGAATATACTCTACCATTAACAAATAAAATAAATATAACAAGTATGTCTTTGTTAGTTGATTTTATATATTTAGATAATGATGAAAGAGAAAGATTTTGTACAGGAAATTTATTTTATTTAATAGAACAACCAAGGCAATTTAAATTTACAAGTTTAGTAGAACCTTCAATTGAAGTAAAATTACCTTTTAGTAATCCATGTAAAGAAATATTTTTCTACATTAAAAAAAAATCAGATATAGATGCAAATAATTTACACACATATCATTACTCAAAACAAGTAAATAATGAAACTATAAATTTATGTCCTTTTAAAACAGCAAATATTAAATTTAATGGATTAGATAGAATAATAAAAAGAGATTTTAAATATTTTAATTATGTTCAACCTTATGAATATCATAATGGTAGTTTACCATTAGGAGTTGGATTATATTCCTTTTCATTATTTCCTGATAAGTATCAACCATCAGGATTTTGTAATTTTTCAAATATTAAAGTAGCAACACTATCTTTAGAAACAAATGAAGATTTTTTTAATTCATTAAGTAGTTCTGATGAAATGATATTATTAGTTTTTTCAAAATCATATAATTTTTTACTAATAGAAAATGGAATGGGTCATATTTTATATGCTAATTAACTATATCTTCATCTTTAACATAAATTTTATCTTCAATTATATCTAATAAATTAAGATCATTTGTTATATTACAATTGTTAAGTAAATTTTCATCGATACTATCAGATTCACTCGATACTTGTGATATCTCAGTTTGAAGTATATTATCCAATGTATTTAGTTTTAATTCATACTTATTATATGTTTCAATATAATTATTTAATATATTAATTAATTTTATAAGAATATTATTATAAAGTAATGATTTAATTTGAAATGGCATAGAAACAAAATGTTCCATTGAATCTATATTTGTATTGACTAAATAAATTATTCTAATACTAAATAAATTAAGTAAAAGTTTGATCCTAATATTAATTTCATTGTTTATAATAGTCTTTTCTGTGTGAGATTTTGCTGTAGCTACTTTTCTAATAAATCCATGATTCTGATTTCCAAAATTAATATCTAAAAATGATCTAAAAATAGGAGATATCTTTTCTTTAAAAATAATATACATAAATGATAATTTATTACTTTCATTATGTTTAAAATTATTTTTATTTAAATAATTTTTAAATACTGGATAAAACTTTTTAAATAGTTCATTTAGTAAAAAATTATATTTTATAAATTTTACTTTATTATCTAAATAGTTATTTATAACATTATAATTTGTTTTTTTAAAAAATTTTCTTAGTTTATCATATTCTCTAGAATTCAATTCTGTAGAATTTAGACGTCTACAGTAACATAATTCTAAAACTTTACTTTTGAAATTATTAATTTTTATATATTTTGCGAATTTATTACATGTTTTTTTATTAACTAAATGAGTTTTTAATAAATTATAAAAAATATATCTAGTATCAGTATTTAAATTTATAATTACACTATCAAAAATTTTATTCATTTAAAATAATTAATAAAAAAAATTAGAAATTTAAAGTTATATATAGTATAAAGTAAATATGCCTGGAGGATCGGGAGCAATTTTTCAACTAGCAGCAAAAGGCAAAGAAGATTTAAATTTATATTCATTAAAAGATCCAACTCCATTCAAGGTTGTTTATAAAAAATATAGTCATTTTTCTATGCAGGATCATTATATACCTTTTAATACAAATATAAATTTTGGACAAATTTGTAAAGTATTTATTCCTAATTTAGGCGATTTAGTGGGTAATAATTTATTTATTAATGTAAAATTCCCTCAAGTCTCAATAAATTATAAAAATACTATAAGTAAAGAAATTAGCAATTTAAAAAACTCTGATGGAACTGATATCGAAGTTATTAATAATTTAGAAGAATTTAAGAAATATTTATTGAATTTAATAGATATAAATAACATTTTTGTAAATAATTCAAATATTAA